GATGACAGTTTGAAATGTCGAATATTGATATTATCAAGGGATGCGTCTTCAGGTGTGTCACTCATACTATAATCTCACTTATCATCAGTTATCTTGAATTGATCGATCGTATAATCGAACTGCTCACGTGCATAAATCTTGATTCGCTCACCTGCATGGTTGAGGGTGTAGTTGCGGTAACTGTCCCCTATATGTAGGTCATCAGCAATATCGTACACCACGGTCCTACGTCCATCGTCTGACACTCGGAGACCACGGCCAATGGCCTGTAGTACACGAATCTGTGACTTGGACGGTGAGGCAAATACAATATTGTGGATGTTACGAATATTTATACCCGCGGAAAATGTGCCAATAGAAGCAACGATGACCGAGTCATTTTCCTTTTCGGTTATAGTCCGCACCTGTTCACGTGACTCGACATTCGTCTCACCGGATACATAGAATATCTTACGGTCATCTGAACAGACATCTCGGATTGCCTTAAAGAGAGGCTTACCGTGCTTGTCTACATACTGAAAGAGGACAAGGGTGTTGCCCGATAGTTTGGACACCAGCTCGGTGATAAACTCAGTGCGAGGAGGATACTCGACAATAAAGTCAATCTCCTCGTGATACTTAGATCCCTTGAGTTGCTTCCGAGTTCCGTGTGGGTAATCAAGAATACACACCTGTACCTTTAGGTCCGCCAAGGCACCCGAGTCCATTAACTCGCGAGTCGTTGTCACATACTTGAGTGGACCAAACAGACCTTCGAGGACAAGTTGATTGGTCTCCGAACCATCAAGGGTACCGGTCAGCCCAACTCGATAATCGGTATTCGTCATCTTGGTCATGATCGATGTCAGGGACTTGGCCTTAAAGTTGTGGGCCTCATCGCCAATCACGCATCCAAACTGAGAGAACCATGCCTTGGGCATCTGGTAAATGGACTGCCATGTTGACACGACGACCGGGAATCCAGTCACATCGTCTCGCTCGCGACCACCGTAGATACCATGGCAGTCGACCGTTGGATCAAACAGCGAGTCATTCTCGGCATACTGAGAAAAGTCAGATATCATCTGCTCGACGAGCGAGGTCGTTGGTACAACAAGGAGTACGGGTTTCCTATGATTGTACAGGTAATACCGAATGATCAGGTAAATGATCAGTGACTTTCCCGATGCTGTTGGGGAGAGGAGGAGTGCCCGTCGGTGCGTGAGTGCATACTCGACGGCCTTGAGCTGGTAGTCCCTCGGGACGATACGCTCACCCCGCGCGGACACCGATAAACCTTCGACAAAAGACATATCGACACGGTCAACGGCAAGTGGAGGGCCATTAGAATCATCAATCTCGACTTCATATCCAAACTCTTGTGCAAAAGAACATATATGGGGGAACAGACCCGCGTAGATTGTGTTGTTCCGCGAGTTAAAAAGACGAATCTTTCCATCCCACTTTCGCGCCTTGAATGCGGGCATGAATTTATACCCCGGGGCATAAAACTCAAACCGCTCGGACAACTCGGCGAGTGTCGACTTATCGGGACACGAGATTTGGAGATGGACCTCGTCTTTTTTACTGATCGTTAACTTAGATGCCATTAGATCCCCGAAGTGAACTTCTTCCACTCGATAATGTTTTTGATATTCTGATGACGCCACCGGATGTTAGAGATAATCTCCTCGAGGACCGATACCAGCTCTTTGGTATAATCTATCTGACCCTTTGCTTTTTGGATGTCGGGATCGGCGTCATAGAACTTGTTCATGTCACCCTTCAGGACCTTGAGACCTTCGAGTGGGTCGTACGACCACCCCCGAGCCTCGATGTCCTCTTTCGGCATTTTGCCGTTATAGTGAAGCCATTTATCTTTTAGGAGGGTGTCGAACTCGGCTTCCCGTCGTTTGAGTTGTAGGCGGGCAATCGACAGCATCTCTAGGTACTTGGAGTGGAGACCCGCAGACTTGCTTGATTCTTCATCAAGGTTCAGTTGATCGATCTCCGAGTCGTCTTTCCACATCTCAAGCACGTCTTCGATTCGCAGGGCCATAATATAATCCTCACTGGTTCATACTGTATTGGTGTCTGTATTTATACCTGTCTCTGCTGCCGGTTGATATGCGAGTTGAGCATCCACCCGTGTTTCTTGTGGGCACGAAGCCGGTTGACCAGCAGATCGGCAATGTCCTCGGCACCGATCGAGTTCGCTTCTTTGAGCGCAATCTTGATGATCCGAATGAGAACGTCATTGTCCTTTGCCAGATTACTCATCTGGGCACCCGGGTCAGTGACCGGATCATCGTCCTCAGAGATCTGTGACAGGTCGGAAAACTCGTCAAGTGAACCAACGGGGAATGAACCGAGTGACCGGATCGCCTCGGCAATGATATCGACGTGTTCGTACAACTCCTCGTACAGCTCTTGGTAAAACTCATGGTGCGAGTAGAAGTGCGGGCCCATCACGTTCCAGTGATACCGCTGTGCCTTGACTGCAAATCCAAAGGTTGAGGACAACAGGACATTAAGATCTTGTCTGAGCATAATTTACTGGACCTTAAAATATGAGTAGTTAAATGAGACCGACGCGACAAGGTATTCGATGTCCGTGACCTTGGCATCAAAGTCAAGTGTCGACAGGCTCGTGGGGTACGCGTCAATGAATTTGATTTCCCGGGATATGTTGTTGTGTGAGTTCAACACAAGAAGTGACATATCTCGAGTCTTATTTATGTTGGGTGTATCGGGCTCGATTGCCATACCGAGAATCCAGTCATGGATCTCCGTGTAGTTGACCAGCTCCTCATCAACAAGGAATGTAGTCTCAAAGTTCTCGTACCGAACCTTGTCGCCCGGGATTTCGACTGTCCGCTGTGGTGTCTGAAACGTCGTTGCATCGACGGCAATCTCGGGGATCGATGCTGTCTGGATATTGAACTGCGCGTTTGGGTACTTGAGCGAATCGATCACCAATCGAAAACCTGCCGGCGAAACGAATGTCGTCTGGTCGAGTAGTGTCGATGTCCGTGTCTCTGTAAAGTCTACGTTCTTTTCGTACGGCATTATTCAGACCCCTCAATGTCTTCATTATCTGACACAATTTTTTCGAGGTGGAGATACGGTATCCGTTCATTGGGCACGTACCGCCAGTAATGATTGATCTTCATGGAGTTGGCGTTCGTTCGGTAAATACCAAATACGGTCTGCGAGAAACCGATCTTGACGATGATCGCGCGCTCACCATCCAGAACGACCTCGTCGCCCTCATGAAACTGACCATTGAACTTAAAGGCCATGCCCTTGGCGATTTTGCCGGCCGTGTCTTTGAGCCACAGGGACGCAATCAGGGCAACGGCCCCTGACACAAACGGTGTAATCCACTCTGTTATTTTATCTTCCATACCTCTATTTATAAGTGTTGACATCCATACGATGGTTAGATATACTGCATCTGTTGGTTGAGAGAAAAGAGATTCACAAGAGAGGTAAGACGACATGATTAACACGAACATCAAAAACCTGCCCGAGAACGGTAACTACTTCACCGAATACGGTTACAGTGACTGTAATCCTTGGGTTGAGGTCAAGCGCACTGCCAAGACCGTGACGGTCGCACCGGTTCTGGTCAAAGCCGATCCGGACTGGAAGCCCAATTTCATCCCGGGTGGTTTCGCTGCCCACTGTGAGAATCAGGGTCAGCAAACTTGGTTGTACGATGGTGTCGACGAGTCTGTGACCCGCACGATTCGGATGACCAAGAAAGGATGGAGCGACCGAGGCATTCAGTTCGGTGAAAACACGGCTCGCCGATTCTATGACTACAACTTTTGATTCAACAAGACGGGGCTTCGGCCCCGTCGTTTTGGAGACCAAGACAATGAATACTGAAACGATGACCGACTTAGAAAAACAAGTTCGCATGATTGCCACGCAGATAGAGTATGGCTTTGATTCGGTCGAAGACGATGACTCTGAAGATAGTCCACTGATGGACTGGCTGGAGGGTGTACTAGACTTCCAGTGGATCGTTTCCAGTGACAAAGAGACTCTACTTGGTGCTCGACTTCTCGTGGCATTTGGTGGCCCGAATATCTGGGTCGACACGAACCGCGGAATTGTCGAGGGGTACTGGTGGGCAAACAGTGCATTTGCCAACTTCCGTACCGACACTGACAATGCATATGAATTACATGAATATCTTGAGATGATCTGGAACTGTTAACAGTAACAAGGAACATTGTTATGTTTGGAATATTTAAACTGATCAAATTTCTGTGGTCTCTGGTCGACCCTGCAAAAAACGCGTTGTCGAATGCGCCTCTTGAGTGGAAGTGGCTCGTGACCAATATACTCGCTTTTATGTGGTGCGTATCATTTGGAATCTATATTGGCGAGTATATGACAATCGGGTATTCGATCGTCGGTCACATGGCACTGATCACGATGTGTTTTGTCACATACTGGACCATGACGTACAGTAAGAAACAGTTTGATAACACCGAGGAAATGGAATGACTGAAGATGCAGTTAGATACAACGCGAATCGGAACATCGATCAGGACACGTACGATGACTTTGTTGCCGAGGGGAATATCTTTCTGGACCATCTTGATGAGTGGTACGAGCAGTTTAATGGGCGGAGTCCAGAAGAATCTGATTATATTCAGTCTGCTCGACGAAGTGTTATGGACGCGATCGAATCACTGTACCAAGCGAAGGGGGTAAATGACCGAGCATTTCGAGACAAGAAAGTGGGGAACGGTCAGTAGTCCACACAAAAAAAGGGGACCCGAAGGCCCCCTTTTACATCCAATTGGTAAGGCCGATTAGCCCTCGCCGAGGATGTTCTCGATCTTAAAGATACGGTAGTACTCGTTACCACGGACCGGACCGACGTTA